TATTAGCAGTGCCTGTCCACTTTCCTTCTTTGTCAAACACCAGTACATTTACTAGATCACCGGCTCCACCAGCATCACTTGCGTAATTGGTGGTTGTTGCACTTGTAGACACATATTTGGAGTATACACTCTTAATGTTGAAGGTGTTTCCAGCGGCTTGTGCCTTGGATAACAAGGACGATAGATTCAAGCGAATTGCAGCAGTTACTCCGTTTACTCCACCGAAAGATGCTGAAGGCGCATTCCATCCGCTTGTTACACCAAAAAAATCACCAAATCTTGGATTAACTGTTGTCCATGTTATGCTAGAGGGGGCAACAGTAGTTCCTCCGTTTATTTTCTGAATTCCGGACACCGTTACGGTTGTTCCGTCTGTAAAAACTATATCGTCACCAACTGAAAAATATCTCTTTTCTGAATCAGCACTACTTCCAACAAACAAATCTAGACATGTGGCTCCTAGAGAAGCACCATACCCGAGTGTTGCACCAGTCAATCCTGACCCGTTTGTTACTACAACCTTTAGGCTGTTTCCAAGAACACCTGGATATTTGGATGCAAACAGTACTCCGGCAGCGGCAGGAGTAGAATTACTAAGACCAGCATTTGCACCAAAGTTAATGGAATTGGTGATAAGCAGAGTGGATGAACCAGTTGTACCATCTTTTTTAACATTCGAATTGTAAGAACCACTACCCATAACACGCACAACCTGCATACGGTTGCCGTACTGTAGAAAATTGGCAGGCGTAAAGAAGTCCACATAGTTGTCATTGTCGGGCTTTTGAAAAATATTCGACAATTCACGCTCGCTGGCAACAGTCACTATTTGGTTAACTGGGCCCCAATGAAAGTATCCTGCAAAGCCTCCGGGAGTGGTGGCAATAGCGGGAATTATTGTGGTCAGGTCGATTTCTTTGATGCTTACGCCGGGGCTTACTCTAAATCCCATTGTGGTATCTCCTTAGTCTGTGAAGCACGGGGTTCGTTATCGTTACTTCTACTCTTATGTATTATTTGGATTTTTCCTGTGGCTACGCCACGAATCCTAGTATTTAGCCCCGTTCATCTCCCCAATTCCAAGCCGTTCCGCTGCTATCCGTGTAATTTTGAGAGTCAGAACCGTCGTCCACGAACCCAAAAGGGGTCATTTCTTCTTCTAAATTTTTCATTTGGTCTTCGTACAGGTCTTTACGAATATCGCTGCCCGTAATGTCCTTGAAATACGCTTGGGTGGTTAGCCACGAAAACAGCACCAGCGTCATGGCTAAATCGTCGTGGTGATTGTCTTCGGCTTCAAAGGAATCACCTTTAGCCACAAAAGTACACAACTCGTCCACCACATTAAAGTCTTCAACTATGAGTTTGGTGTCCTCAATCAAATTTTTAAGAATAGAGCACCCAATACGCTTTACGGCTGTGGATGTCTTTACCCCCTTCATAGCCGAGCCGCCCTTGCCGAAGCCACCGTTTACGATTTGCCCTTTGCGCCCCTGCATCTGCACATAGATGATGTTGTCGTATTCCAAGTCATCGTGCAGAATGTCCGCTACCTGCTGCCCAATATCATTGATTTCCACAAGCACATACGCATTGTTGTACTGTCGTGCTATGGGATAGATGGCATTAGGATACAACATGGGAGCCAACTGGTTGTTTCGGAATGTGGCAACCAATCGGTACGGAATTTGACTCACATCCACAACGCTAAAGGCATGGTAGTCCTGCCCCTGACCACGCGAGGTGTCCACCACAAGCACATACTTGTGGTCAGCCTGTGGGCGAGCGTACACACGCAACCCCTCGTTATTCAAATATTCAGGAGTGCGATACACCATGCACTTGAGTTTTTCAGGGTGGATAAGTGTGTGAACCGAACCCAAGAATTCGGTTTCAAACTCGGTGCGAAACTGTTCAACACTGGTATTAGAAATGGTTTGCTTTTTCCACTCGTCGTCACGACCGGGTACATCACTCCAATGCACCTCAATAGGGTAGTACTCGTTCTTGCCTTCTTCGCCCGGTCGCTTGTTGGCATTTACCCATATGCGGTAGAACATGTTCAAGCCTTTGGGCGTTGACACAATAATCACTTTGGTTTCTTTACCGCTTGTGATTGTGGGATACACGGACGAGAAAAACTCTTCGGCTACATTCTGCGGCACATACGCAAACTCGTCCAACATGATGCAGTTGAATGATCCACCGCGAACAGCCGAAGACGAAGTGGCTGCTGCCAGCACTTTTGAGCCGTTTTCAAGCACAATAGAGCCTTTGTTCCACTCCACTACACCCTGCTGCAACCATATGGGCAGGTACTCGTAGGCTAGTTTCAAGCGTCCCAGCAGTTCACGCGCTGTGGCTAGTTTGTTGGCTAGGATAGCCACGCTCATGTTCTGATTGAACAGGATATAGTGCAGAAGAAACGACACCATTGTGGTGGACTTACCGCTTTGTCGAGGCATCTTACAGATCACGAAACGGTTGGTGTGTACTGCTTCGATCATTTCTTCCTGAAACTCATACGGATCAAAAGGAACCAATCCCTTGTCAAGCGATACAATTTTCACATAATGCTTGATGAAATACAGGGGGTCTTGAGAGCATTTCACATACTCTTCAATCTGCTTTTCAGAAAAGTTTATATTTACTCCAGCCGCCTTCAGGTTGGAGTTACCCAAATACTTTTGACTCTTATTCACTTGTTTTCCTCTGGCTGTACATCAATAAACGCTTTGGTACTTGATCGTGCACTATTAATAATATCTTGTAGTTCACGGGTAGATCCCACATAGATGGAATTTGTTGTGGTATTATTGGTTGTGGTCTTGTTCTCTGTTTTTCGTATTCCCTTGATCTTGTCGTGAATATCCAACAGATCGCGGTTCGTTTCTGAAAGAGTCTTTATCATTTGGGCTACCACTTCATATGCACGAGGTGAGTCGCCTTCTTGAGCAACTGCAATAACCCCATCTAAAGCATTCTTGCCTGCATCCACAAGTTCACGAAGATTTCTACGAGCAGTTTCGTAATCGTGCTTTAAGTCTTTTTCAAGATATTCGTCAGTAAGGGGAGGAGTTTCAATCTTGACCATAGGCATAGGAGCAGACTTTACTACTGCCTGTGGTTCGCTGTCTCCTGTATTTCCAATTCCTAGAACACTTTCAATATGTGAAAACCCATCACCCATATGTTTTTCCTTTATCCTGTAGTGCCTGTGACTCCTGTTGTGCCTAACCAACCAACTGTTACACCTGCTGCAAGAGTATATCCAGTTTGATACTCATAAATCTTAGCATATGGGGTGTAGTTATACTTCGCAGAACTTGCTCCGCTTGGGCCAGTAATTCCAACAAACACCTTTGAATCTGTTCCTGTCACCCCACCAAGTGTGTTTCCTGCGGTGAAACTTGGAAAGTAGTTGAAATCATAAATCTTCGCATTCACTTTGCGAATCTCGTTGTAACTACGAACATTACCAAAGATATAAGACTTCATTGTAAAGTTCAGAGTAAAAATAATACTACGGCGGTTTTGAAAATCACCTTCGTAATCTTCTTCTGATGACACAGAGTTGAGATAGATAGGCACATCCACTTTAGTGTTCACGGCATCAAAATTTATAGTGGCTACAAATTCAGGAGCAAAATACGGAAGAATCTGCTCAATGATCTGCAAGCCGTCGTCCATGTTTCGCGTATACACATACAACCCAAAGTCAATATTGTAAGGAACTTCAGAAAAGGTATACTTTACACCAGACGAAGTGCTGTCTCGCACAATGTTTCGCTGGCTACTGTTTCGTTTTCGTGATGGATCGTATGCAAATCCCGTGATTTCAAATGCCATGCGCGGCAGGGTGATCTGCATGGGATTCTGTAGATACGGATCGCCTGCAAGACGAACCTTATATTTTTCTTTGGGTGCATACGCCAGAGGAACCTCAATATATTTGGTTCCGCTACTTTCAGTTCGTGATATCTTGATTTGGTTGAATATTCCACCAAATGCAACCACCATTCGCCTGATGGACTGATTGTAGAACTGTGTAAACATCAGTACTGCCCTTCAGAGAACGGATCTCGTTCGGTAAAATCAAAGATATTGTCGCGGTTGGCTTCAAGATCAATGGCTTCGTTGTCCTGAATATTAGAGTTGGTTGTGCGGGTATCGGTATCACTAATAGCAGTTATGGTGTATGCAACAGTACTAGTAACACCACGAACCACATCTCCTATTTCAAAGTTGCCCTTGTTTACATTAACCACCAAATAAAACGGAGCATTTCCAGTTGGATCAAACTTGGCATCCACTCTACCAATAGCGTGCTTGTTGTCGCTTGTTCCTGCGTACACTTCTTCACCGACCACATAACTTCCACTACCACTACTAATGTTAATAGTGAATTGTTTTTTATAAGTGGCAACAGCCTGAACCGCCGAATCCATATCGCTTTCGCCTGTGTCGATTTCTTCTTGAGTATATTTGAAGGCTTCGCAATACAGTTTGAAAGAGTAACGCTGACCCAACGGATAGAATGGATTGTCGTGTTCCACAAATTTAATTTCAAACAAATTATATGGATAGTCAAAGTAAACCAAATCACCTTCACGGGGGCGACCAAGATCACGAATGGTTGGATTGTGCGACATAACTTCTATGAATCGTCGTTTTGACACAATGAAAGTGCAGTTTTCTCGGATATCCAAACCAAACCGAGTCATGTCACTTTCTCCATCAAATCCCTCTGCATTCTCCATGTACATCTCAATACGATTAGCGTCTTTAAACTTGGAAATCTCTTCTCCAAGAATCTTGTCTTCTGTGACTGTTTCTCGTGGAATGTATATCATCTCGTGACCGTGAATCTTGATGGCTTCGGTCGTGAGTGATTCAAGTAGGTTCTGCTCGCCTACATTATTCCTACGAAAATACGGGTTTACTGCCATGTTTTATCCTGTGATGAAATCGGGTGGCAACTGGTAGCGTGTCTCAATTTCTTCTTCCAGTTTGGCAATGGTTTCTTGTGCTTCTTCGTAAATCTTTGTGCCATTGAATGTCACATTACCGGGTAATGGCATTCCCTCGTATTTGGACAGATTGGCTCCCCATTGCCGCTTGATAAGAGCAGTGGAGTACTTCTTGAGCCAAATATCGTCGTAGATGTCTTTTGCGTTTTCAGGATCAATCAGGCTGTACGCTTCAATCATTAGGTAAACGCCTTCAGTCATGTCTGTGGTCGTGGCATCAATATACAATTTATTGTTTACCCGATTGAAACGAATCTGCTTTTCGGGATCAAGCAACTGCTCCAACATCTCAATATACTGCATAGTGGACACATAGTAATTCAGGTTGGTTTGTCCTGTACGCAATCCGTAAAAATCGTTTAGTGCCAACTGGTAGCGAATATTAAAAATATTATGGGTTGTAAGATTAAAACCCATGTGAAAAATACGATTAATAGTCAGGATAGACGGATCAATGGGATCAGTATTGATCCATTTACGGGCAATATCTGTAGCCGTCAACTGGTAGGTATAGTACATCTTTTGCCCACCGTCGTGGTGGAAATTGCCAAAATATTCTAGAGCCTCGTCTATGCGATCTTCAACCTGTGAGTCTTCAACATTGACTTCAATAACAGGTTGTCCGAGTGCTCGTAGGCAGTAGTCTTTTAGTTCTTGTCGGGAATGTGGGCGAGCCATGCAGTCTCCTTTTCAAGTATTTAGGAGCGTAGCACTTTGCCTATTCTCCGTTTTCCATTCGTAGTCTTTGTAGCAGTAAAGCAAGTTCAGGTTCTCTGGCACATATTCGATCACAATACATATCATTTTTTGGCAAATATAATGTGTTTTGCCCATCGCTAATGTAATGTGCTATTCCTTTTTCATATACTCGTATATAAAATCCATAAGGAACCGAGTAGTCTCCAAACACTTTTAAAAAATCACACCAAGAGTACTCTCGTCCATTTAAAAGTACAGTATTCTGCCCATAATGAATTAAAGAATTTGACATGGATTAGTACACAGCAGTAGCAGGAGGTGTCGATTCCGTACTCAAATTATATCCGTCTTCAGGATTTCTACTGAATCCAGTAATAGCAGCAACAGCAGGAATCATTACAGATGGATTTCCTCCCTGTGCAAGACGAGAAATAATTGCTTGTTTTGTATATCCTTGAACCTGTTTCAATGCCAAGAAAGAATTTTTACTGTCTATTGTGTTGTTGACACTTAAACGATCTGTGTTTATGTTGTTGTAATAGGTCAAAACATCTTTATACACATTAACTGCACCAGCAGTTGCAAAAGAATAGTACACCCCATTCGCGTCTTCTATTCCAACAGACAGCGTGCTACCACACACCACTATTGCGTTGTATATGTTTGCCAAATAATTCAGATTAGATTCGGTTGGAAGATAAGTGAATGATGTGGGGAAAGTGGTTCCGCTATACAGATTCACAAAATCTCCACTGGCTCCGCTGCTTCCACGCATAGCAGTGAAACCCAAGTAGTAACGCATGGTGTAATCCATTAGGTCTTTTCGGTACTGTTTGGCAGCAGTCAATCCAGAAACCAAATCAGTAACAGCGGTTGGAATAAAACACGCTCCACTATTGTAACCAAAAATATAACCAGTAGAATTACCTGCTGTATAACCTCCACAAACTCCATTTATGAACGAAGTCCACATACGCGAAGATGTGACACCTATTGTGCCGTACACATACATTTTACTTTGGTTTCCAAATGCCAAATTGCTGACCACTTTGTTTGTAGTATCACATGGAAAATAAGAAGTTCCAATAGGGCCATCCATACTCATATAGTAAACAGTATAAAATCCTGCATCCTGTTGTAAAGTTGGAACAGGTGCAGTAGTTCCATGAAGGAATCCACGAAGAACATCACCAGTAGTTCCTGCACTAATAATCAAATCATCCAACCATCCCTTGAACGATTTCTTTCCTGTTCCACTACATCCAATATAGAGAGAAGATCTAGATCCACGAAGAGAACCAGTTTTACCAGCATCATAACTTATTTGATTTCCGTTCCAATAAGAACTAACATATGCAGTATTTCCTGCTGATGGCTTGCTATAAGCCACCGCAAAGTGATTCCACTGATTCAGCGTGACTCCACTTGGAGACACATTTATTGTATAATCAAATCCCGTGGTGGTGGTATTTGCTGTAGTGGAAAAATTAAATTGAAAACGAGCACTAGAACGATCATATTCTAAACGGAAAGAGTCACTAGTAGTACCACTACCATCAACACCATCTGGACTACGAGTAATGATAATTGGATCGTAAGCACTAGGAGTGCTTTCCATATACACCCAACCAGAAATCAAGAAATACGAAGCAGTTGTAAATCCTGGCAAAGAAATGCCTGCGGCAGCGGTATCTGTATCTAAATACGAACCTTTGAACTGTGCT